CCACGGTCCACGCCCGGTCGAGCCCGCGCCCGGCCCAGCTGGACACGTCGCCGCCGCGCCCGCCGAGGATGACCGGCAGGCTCAAAAGCGGGATCTGACTGTTAGCCAGGCGTATCGTTTGCAGCGCCGCGCGCGCCTGGCCGAGCAGGAACGGGCTCACCGGGGCGCCACTTGCCACCACCATGCGCACGGCCAGATTGTTGACCACCGCGTCGGCATATTCCGGCGGCAGGGACAACGCGTCGTCGATCGTCAGGAACACCGGCAGCGGCGCCTTGGTGAGAATGTGCAGCTCGTAGAGCCCGGCCGCCGGCACCGGGTAGAAGGTGATACGCGCGCTAGGAAAAGCGCTGTCGTAGAACAGTGCCGACGGGATCGAGCCGAGGTCTTTGATCGTGATCTGACCCCAGTCTTCTTTGCTCTCGATGATCGCCAGCGGAATGTCGACGGGGTTGTGCCCGCTGTTCGGCATCAGCCGGCACCAGCCGCCATGAATTTTATCCGGACGCAGGATGGGGAAATCGCCGCCGGGGCCAACCGAGTACCACTGGTTGCCGGTCGCCATTTTGGCGGTCTCTGCCTCGTTCCAAATCAACCAGCGTTTGCGCTGCCACTGCGCCAGCATCATCGTCAGCAGGCTGAGCGCGTCGGCCATGTCGGCCGAGGTGTCGCTAACGCGCTGCTGGTCGTTGACGCGCCCGGCCAGGCGCAGCGCGAGGAGCAGCACCTGGCGCACCGTGGACGGCACGCCGCCGGGCACCAACGCCGCCTGCTGCTGCTGGTTGATCGCCTGCAGTAGCTGCAGCGCGCGATCGGCGCGGCCCTGCAGCGTCGCCGGCACCTCTTGCCCCCAGAGGTCACGCAGGCGCACCGCCAGGTTGAGCGTGAGAGCGTTCCTCATCCCGTGCGTGAACGTGCCGGTGATCGGCGCGTTGATGTCGACCAGGTTCGGCAGCGCGTTCGGGTTGACGCGCACGTCACGCTCGCGCTGCCACTCGTCGACCATCTCAAGCAGCTGCAGGTGCGCCTCGGTGACGTCCGCAGAGGCGGGGTCGACACCCTGCGTGTCGGATAGCCGCCCGGCGGCGCGGAGTGCCATGTAGACGATGCTGAGGGGCGTAGAGAGGTCGATCGCGGGGTCGACCGGCGTGACCTGCAGGTTCTGCGCCTGGAACGCCGCCAGGGCGCCCTGGGCAATCTGCACGTCGATCGGGACCGGTGGCAGCGCGTAGATTTGCCGCAGGCGCACGGCCAGGCTGGTCAGCAGCACATGCTCGTATGGACCCCAGAACGACACGTCGGTGGTGAGGTCCGGAAACGTCGGCAGCACGATCGCATTGACGTGCACGCGCCGCTCGAGGTTGAGCTCGCTGATCCACGCATTGAGGATTTTGAAACAGTCGTTGACGTCATCGGCGCGCGGGGTCTGCCCGATGCCGTTGACCCCGCTGTTGCGCAGCGACAGGAACAGAATATCGTTAGCGATTGTCATGCCATCACCATTGCCTGCACGCGCGCGCCCGAAACTGGGAGATCGCCGGAGAACCCGCCAGTGAAGCCAGCAGGAGCAGTTCCCGTGAATGCCGCCGCGCCGAAATTGCCCGTGATCTGGTCAGACGTAGCCTGCGTCCACATCGTCGGAAACGCCGCGACACCAGCCCCCATGCCAGTCGTGGAGACACCACCGACGCCGGTTGTGGGATTATTGGCAACATTGGCATTCCAGTTGCCTGCCGCCCCTAGCCGGAACCAGATCAGGGCCGCACCGATATCGTAGGCTATCCCGACGAGCGTACCGCTGGTGATCGTTCCGAACGCAACCCCGGGCGCGTTGCCTCCGCTCGTGCGGATGTTACCGGCTTGTGTTAGCGCGACCATGCCGGGTACACCGGCGCTGTTTGGCGCAATTGTGAACGCGTAACCACTGATTGTCGCGCCGACCGCCGTGCCGATGCCGGTGATCGTGTTGCAGACGCACTCCCAGTAGTATTTCCCGGTGGTCTGACTATAGAGGCCGCGCGCGCCACCTTGCGGCGATCCGGTAGCGGTGCCGATAACATTGCCGCCGGATAGCGTGACGTTGCTCGTCTTGTCATTCAGGTTCCACGCATTGGGGAAAGTCGCGCCGACGCCAATACCATTGGCATAGCCAGAGGACGGCGAACCGGAGAACGCGGAGCCGCCGAAGTTCGCCGTGACATTGCCAGCGGTTCCAGTTGCCATGGCAACCAGGGCAAACGCCGGCAATGTCGTCGCGGTAATCGCGGCGATGTTGACACCACCGACGCCGGTTCCGGGATCGTTGGCGACATTACCGTTCCAGTTTCCGCTTGCCGTTCGCCGGAACCAGATCAGCTTCGCGCCAAGATCGAGCGCAACACAGATCAAGCCCCCATCGACAGAAGCACCGAGCGAGATGCCCGTGTTGACGTTATTGACGGAGATAGTGCCGGCCTTGTTCACCGTCGCGGCGTTGTTCGAGAATATGTTGACGTTGTTGAGTGTGACACCGGAGTTGGCAATGCCAACCGTCGTTCCCGCCCCCCAGAGGGTGGCGGTGTATTCCCAGTACCATTTGCCGCTGACCGCGTTGAATGTCGAGCGTGTGGCTCCCGCTGTCGCGTTCCCCACGGCGATGAGATTGCCGCCAGAGAGCGTGATATTCAGCAGGTCGCTTGGGTTCCATGTACTCGGCATCAGACGCGCGCCGCCAGCACGGTGATGCCCAAATTCGCCAGCGTAGTATCTGCGGTCCCCGGCGCCACAATTTGCAAAACGTCACCGATCGCAAGCGTTCCTCCGCTTCCCGCCAGTGTCGCACTGGTGTGCGAACTGCTGGTCACAGAGATTGTTCCGATCGCCGCGATCGTCGTGCCGCCGCTGATCTTATTCAGAATGAATGCGGCGGTCGCGGTTGCCTGCGTCCCGTCATAGACCACCGTTCCCGCGAGCGCCGCGGGCACCGTCAACGACATCGGCATCGGCACATTGACCACCGCGCTTGCGGCGATGGTGCCCGGGAACATAAACGTCACCGGCACCTGTTGCACTTCAGTTGGGAGCTGCGCATAAGTCGCGGTCCCTGTCAGCCCGCTGAATGCCGTTGTCCCTGGCGGCCCGGTGGCCCCTGTCGCCCCAGTCGCTCCGGTCGGCCCAGCAGGGCCGGTAGCTCCCGTAGCGCCCGCTGGCCCTGTTGGCCCTGTCCCAGAAGCTCCGGGTGGCCCCTGTGGGCCAGGCGGCCCCTGGATGCCTACCTCAGTCACTTCCACCAGCACCGGCACGCTGGGGTCATCCACGAGCACGGCCACGACGTTATCCATCACGGTGCCGCCACCGTCACATCGGGCACGACGTTCACGCCACCGGACACCACCGTGGACACGTCACCGGTCGGATACGTCAGCTGCATATCCCATACCGCCGCCGCCGGCAGGGCCGCGCACTGCGCTGCCGTCAGCACGATCCCCACCGTGTTTGGCAACGTAACCACGCACGGCAACTCCAGCACCAGCACGCCGCCGGGGCGGTTTCTGATCTGCGACTTAACCGCGACCCCGGTGAGATCGGCGGCCACGGTCTTGGCGGCGTTCGCCCACAAGACAAACGTCCACCGAGCCGTGTCGCCGCGATACACCATCAGCGAATATCTGCCGGGGATCATCTCATGTCATTTCCAATGAAGTTGCCGCCGAATTGCCGGGGGAAAGCGCTCGGCGGCCACACGCTGGGTCGTGGGACAGGGGCGGTCTCACCCTGCCCCCGGCAAAGATCAGGCTCTGTTAGTTCGCCACCAACCGGCAGGCGAGCTGCGGACGCAGCGCGGCAGCGCCCCAGAGCACGTCGATGCGGATGGGGAACGTGTCATCCGAGATCGAGTATTGGCGGACGGCGCGCATGCTGATGCCGTCCTTCACGACCCGCGATGCCATGTCGACGCCGCCGGGCATGACGAGGTCGGCAGTGGCGAACGTGAACGCGTCGGGGTGAAACGCGAGGCTGAGCCCGGATGCAGTCGACACGGTCCCAGACCAGGTGATCGGCGCCGAGCCGTTTGCCACCGTGACGACGTTCTGCTGCGGACTGCCGGCGAGACCGTTGATGCCCGGGCTGATGGTCATGGTGCCCGCGCCGCCGGCATAGGCTCCCGCCACCACGAATTGCTGCAGCACGCCGCTGCTCACCTTGGTCTCCGGGTGGCAGCGGAACACGCCGCCGATGGTGAAGACATCGCCGGCGTTCGCTGCCCCCGCCCCGGCGGCGACCACCAGGCTGGTGCCGGTGTTCTGGTTGGCGACGATCGCTGTCGTGTAGGCGGCATTCCCCGCGCCGCGCGTGGTGGTCGTCAGGTGGGTGTTCTCCGCCCACTCGAAACCACCCGCGAGCCCCATGACGCCGTCGGTGTATTGGCGCGCAATCTGCGTCGATTGCTGGAACAGCCCCTTGAGAGCGTCCACCAGATCGACGTTGTCCTGGGTGTTGATGCGGAGCAGCCACTGCTTCGATTGCGGCGTCAGATTGTCCAACAACAACTTGCGGCTCTGCAAAACGGTCTTGAACACCTGCGGCGAGCCTGCCGTGCCGACCAGGTTGTAGACCGTCGGCCACATCTGCAGGACGAAGTCGGCCTCGATCTGCGCCGCCAGCACCGCGATCGCCGGCTCGATGTAGCGGGCGCTGAACTCATCGATGCTGAGCGTGAGCTCGGCGGACGAGAAGCTGAAGTCGGTGTGATACTGGTTGCTGATCGGCAGGCTAACGAACGTCTCGACCGTATTCTGCAGGCTCAGCGCCGGGGTCTTGGAGACGGTGTATTGCACGGGGACGCGGATGCGCAGCGTGCTGCCGATCTTGGCTCCGCTGTTAGCGAAGCTGTCGTCATATTGGCGGTTCACCGCGCCGATGATGTTGCATTTTTGATGCAGGATCGCCAGCGCCTTGGCGGTGATCATGTTGATGGTGAGAAGGGTGTTGGTCGCGGCCATGTTAGGCCTCCTGGCAAACGGATTGCGGGAGGCGCTTCCTTTCAAGAGCGCCTGGTGATCCGTTGTCGCGAGAAG